ATCGACTGCATTATTCGGTATTGCAGGCAGCAAGTTCTCTGCTTACACGCTAACGCTTACGGCAACGGTTTTAGGTCAAACATTACTTGTTCCTCTGACGGGATCGCAGTCAGAAGAGCTAAACCAAGAAACGCATTATTACAGCTGCTGGCTAGTAATAGCCGGCGACCCTACACCCATAGCGCGTGGCATCATCGGCGTGACTGCAGACTCAAGGAATAGATAATGGACTTTTATAACCACACTCGAAAGTTGTTTGCAAACAGTGAAGTCACCATCGCTAACATGAAGGTGGTTTTGGTTGGCTCTGGCTATACGTTCGATGCAACCGAGACAGCATTAACGGCTATCACGTCGGCCCAAGTATCCGGCAACGGCTGGACTGTTGGCGGTATTGTTATCGCGTCTGCGGTTATTACTGTTGAGGGTGCTAACGCCAAGCTGGACGGGACCGATATTAGTGTTACTGCATCCGGTGGCGATATCGGGCCGGCGTTTGCATTGATTGTTGTTGATGCGACCAGTAGCAAGCCTCTGTTCCACTTTGCGTTGAGTGCACATACTGCGGGCGACGGTACGCCGTTTAACGTGACATGGAACTCTGCTGGCATTGCGACCTGGACGGCTTAATATGGCTAGGCCAACAGTAATGACAAAAGAAGTAAGAGAGGAGATTTGCTTTCGGTTAGCCGGAGGCGAGTCACTTCGCTCTATTTGTGTTGATAATAAAATGCCAGCGCTTAGCACAGTATTGCTCGCAGTTGTACAAGATAGAGACGGGTTTTCGGTGCAATACATGCAAGCGCGTGAGGCTGGCGGCTTCTCCCATGCTGACAGAATCATAGACACGGTGGACAAAGTTGCCGCAGCTGAGCTAGACCCGCAGTCAGCACGAGCAATGATTGACGGCTTAAAATGGGCAGCTGAACGTATGGCCTCAAAGCACCACAGCTCAAGGCAAGAGATTGACCACAGCAGCACAGACAAAAGCATGTCGCCTACTCCTGCATTGGACACATCAAAGCTATCAACCGCAGCCCTAAAAGAGCTGATGAATGCGCGTGAAACCCCTGATACTAAATGATGCAGACTGGATAAATATTGAGCGAGAGCTGTGTACAAGGTCATTATCTGAGTTTGTCCGCCAAGCTTGGCATGTTCTTGAGCCTGGCCAAAAGTATATTCATGGCTGGCATGTGGACGCTATATGCGAACACTTGGAGGCAATAACGCACGGCGACATTACGCGCCTGCTTATAAACATCCCGCCAGGAACAATGAAGTCAACGCTAACTAGCATATTCTGGCCGGCGTGGGAGTGGGGGCCGCTTAGTATGCCACATATAAGGTTTATAGGGGCGTCCCATGAGCAAGGCTTGGCAATCCGCGACACTCGAAAAATGCGTAATCTGATCAATTCAGAGTGGTATCAAACCAGATGGCCTATTGCGCTAACCAGCGACCAAAACCAAAAAACTTATTACGAGAATGAAAAAACTGGATTTAGGCAGGCTTGTGCGGTTGCCTCCATGACGGGCAGGCGAGGTGACAGGGTAGTATGGGACGACCCACATAGTGCAGAAGCGGCGCTGTCTGACGCGCACAGGAATACAGCGTTACGTGTGTTTCAGGAGACTTTGCCTACGCGATTAAATAACCCAGACAGTTCTGCAATTGTGGTCGTAATGCAGCGGCTGCATGAGTCCGATGTTTCTGGCTACATTCTGGAAAATGATCTTGGCTATGAGCACTTGTGTTTGCCAATGGAGTACGAGCCAGAGCGCCACTGCACAACGTCTATAGGCTTCAGCGACCCGCGCAAAGAAGATGGAGATCTGTTGTTCCCTGAAAGGTTTAGCAGAGAAACGGTTGATCGCGACAAGAAGGTTATGGGCAGTATGGCCGTGGCAGGGCAGAACCAGCAACGGCCAGCGCCTAGAACTGGCGGTTTTTTTGCGTGGGAAAATTTAGAGATAGTCAAGTCTGCACCTAAAATGCGTAAAGTTGTCAGGTACTGGGATAAGGCGGGGACGGACGGGGGCGGCGCGTACACGGCAGGCGTAAAGATGGGCCTTGGCCAAGATGGGTTTTATTACGTGCTGCATGTAACAAGGGGGCAATGGTCTGCGGCCCCAAGAGAAAAAGCGATAAAGACAACCGCTCAGGCAGACGGGCAAATGGTTGAAATATGGATTGAGCAGGAGCCAGGCTCTGGGGGTAAGGAGTCGTCAGAGGCAACCGTTAAGAACTTAGCCGGATTCAACATTAAGTCAGAGCGGGCAACAGGTGACAAGGCCGTAAGAGCAGAGCCCTATGCCGTTCAAGTCGAAGCGGGAAGCATAAGGCTTATTGAGGGAGAGTGGAATCAGGAATATATAGACGAACATAAGACGTTCCCAGTCGGCAAGTATAAAGACCAAATAGACGCTGGCGGCGGGGCCTTTAATAAGCTAGCGACAGGCTATTCGCTATCAGCTTGGGGATAAGTTAAACTATCACGATATAATCTAACCGGCGAAATTGTTATGACCGAAAAGCCACGAATCAGAGTCAGCTCAGACGGCAGTTATAGGCTGGATGCGTGGCGTAATAATGCGTCCGGCATGGGTGTGCCTGGTATAGATAAGCAGCTTTACTCTAGGTTTGACTTCGCTGGTAGCCATATTGATTGGCGAACTCTGTCACTGATGTATCGGTACGACTGGCTCTCTCGCAAGATATGTGACAGGCCCGCACAGGATGCCGTGCGTAGATGGATTAATCTTGACGACAAGCCAATGAAAGCAGAGCTTGAGCGTCTGCATCTCAAGAAACGCATCAAGCAAGCGATTGCTTGGTCTAGGCTATACGGCGGGGCGGCATTAATACCGATTGTTGAAGACGGCTTAACGCCAGCAGACCCGCTAAATCCAGCTAAGGTCACTCGGGTTGTGGATGTTATTGCGTTTGACCGGCACAACCTACAAGCGTCTGGCAAAGTCCTCGACTCTTACGATATGCGATTCGGTGAGCCTGAGTATTACACTACAAATAACGGGACGGTATTTCATCATTCCCGGGTGCTGAAGTTTAACGGGGCAGATCTTACACAAGACGAGCTAGAGGTAGAGGACCACTGGGGCGGGTCTTACATTGAAGTGTACCAGCAGGCCATTAAATCGTTTCAAGGCTCTATGCAAGATGTCCGGCACATCATGACTGAATCCAGTGTGGGTATGCTTAAGATTCCCGGCCTGACAAATTCCGTAGCAATGGGCGGTACAATCTTTGACTCAATCCAAAAACGCTTAGATCAGTTTAATCTATCAAAGTCGCTTTACCGGACAGCGGCCATGGATGCCGAGGAAGAGTTCGATTACAAGCAGCGCCAGCTTACCGGCCTATCTGACCTTATGGATCGCTTCATGACCCAGATTGCCGGCGCTACAGATATGGGTGAGCTTGTGCTGTTTGGAACGTCACCCGCAGGCCTGAACTCATCCCAAGAAGAACAGATGGCAATGTATTACGATTCGGTGCGCAACATCCAAGAAGACGACGCAATGTATGCGATCAATACGGTTCTGGCTTGTCTTGGCAAAGGCACTATACCAGAGTGGGATTACGTGCCGCTCATGGAGCCTTCAGATTTAGAAAAGGCTAAGATCCGACAAGCCGAGACTGCCGCTGTTGCCAACGTTGCTCAATACGCTATGTGGGCCCCTGAAAGTATTTCGCAGCACTTAAATAGCACAGGATATTTCGATATTGATAAAGGATACATGGGAGAGTACACGCCTGAAGATGAGTTCTTATAACAGACCGGAGTATACTCATAAGTTTGCACCATTGCCGCGCTTATGCGAAAATTGCACATATATAGAATAGAGGCATCCGAATGGCAGACATTAGCCAGTATCGCGAAGACATCGGCGGAACAGTATCAACTCGTATAGACGACAACGGCTATTTACGGGTTGATGGCGTAGCTGCGCGTGAAGGTGTAATGACTTACATGCAGGCAGACGGCACTGTTATCAAAGAGTACGTGCCGGCATCTACCCTTGCAGACGCTGAAGCACTCGACATGCTAACCGGATCACCCGTTACTGTTGAGCATCCCGGTGTGTTGAATGCCGACACCGCAACACAACATAGCCGGGGCAGCGTATCAAAAGCCTCAGTTGATGGCGGCACTCTTAACGTGGGCGTTGTTATTACAAGCAAAGAAGCGATTGATGTTGTCCAGCGTGGCAAGCGCCAGCTATCCCCAGGTTATCGGGCAGAACTGGACATGACGCCAGGCGAATTTAACGGCATTCAATACGATGCGGTACAGATCAAACGAACATATAACCACCTTGCCATTGTTGATAGTGCGCGAGGTGGCCCAGAATGCCGGTTAAGGCTTGACGCTTATAGAGCTGATGGCCTTAACTGTGCTGTAGAAGTACCAACCATAACCACCGACGAGGTGAATAAAATGCCGGCGATTAAATTGAAGTCGGGCGTAACTGTCGAGGTGGCTGACGCCTCTACAGCTAGCACCCTACAAAACGAACTCAATCAACTAGCAGCGCGTGCAGACGCGGCTGACAAGATGGTCGAACAGTCCAAACATGACGAACTTCAGGGCAAGTACGACGCCCTTTTTGCCGAAATGGAGAAGACGAAAGCGACCAAGCAAGACAAGATGGACGCTGATGAAATTGGCGCTTATATCGAAACCGTTGAGGCCGCTAGAAAGCTGAAATCTGATGTTGAGATTAAAGCTGATGGCAAGTACTTAGATGCTACCGCAGTGATGGCCGCCGCCATGGGTGTCGAAGTCAAGGACAAGTCTGCCGAATACATCAAGGGCCGGTTCGATTCGGCTGTTGAGATGGCCGGCAAAGACTCAATCGCAAAGCAGCGCGACGTTAAGCAGGACGGCAAAGACATCCCGCTTACAGGCCGTGAAAAGTTCATCGCAGACCAAAAAGTTCGCCAGATTGGAGGTGCCAAGTAATGCAGACCACATATAACGAAAAGATGGATGTCGCGGTGGTGGGTCAGCTTGTTGACTGCACCAATCGGCGCATTGATTCAAAGTACGCTGAGGGCGCTATCGACGCCGGTGACGCGGTACAGATCGGCACTTCTGATAATCAGGCCGTAACCGCTACTACTGCTGTTTACGGCGTAGCCATTCAGCATCCAACGCTCACCATGAGTAGCGATACTGGGCTTGCTGCATACGCAGAGTTCGATGGCGTCTCAATCCTGCGTGCGGGCCGTATCTGGGTTCAGGTAGACGGTGCGGTTGCCATTGATGGGCAGGCCTACTGGGATGTTGCAGCTCAGGCGTACAACTCAACACTTACAGCCAACTTTGAAGTAGTTGGCGGTCGGTTCATCACATCCACCGCAGGCGCTGGCCTGGCAATCTTGGAGATCAGCTAATGGAATACGCTAACAAGGTGCGTCTCGACCACCTGGAGCCGTTCGAAAAACGTCCGCTTGCGAAGTGGGTTGAAAAGGTCAACTGGGACGCGTACAACATGGACGCGAACGAGGGCGTGATCTTCGCTCGCCAGTTGGAGTACGTCGAGAGCCGAGTGTATGAGGTCAAGTACCCGACTCTCAAGGCGCGTGACCTGTTCCCCGTGGATTACTCTGTGCCCACCGGTGCCGAGACGTTCACGTATCGCATGTACGATCATCAGGGCGCGTTCAACCTGATCACCAACTACTCAGACGACTTCCGCCGTGTAAACACTACCGGCACGGAAACCACTGGCAAGATCCACTCTTTCGGTGCGTCTGTTGAGTATACAGTGCAGGATCTGCGAGCCGCTGCTATGGCAGGCCTTCCGCTTCAGGATCACGAAATGCGTGCTGCGCGTCGTGCGTCTGAGCAGAAGCTTGACGACATCGTTCTAAATGGTGAGCCTGGCGGCAACCTGTTTGGCATTATGACGCACCCGAACATTCCAAATGCCGCTGTTCCAAACGGCGCGGGCGGTACGGCCACATGGGCAACTAAGACGCCAACCGAAATCCTGGCAGACATGAACGACATCGTGACTGACATGATTGACAGCACCAACGGCGTCGAGTCTCCTGACACGATGATCCTGCCTCACGCTCAGTACGAGGTAATCAACAACACCGCCCGTAGCGCTACCAGCGACACAACCATTCTGCAATTCTTCCTGCGGAATAACGCTCACGTGAGCCGCGTTGAGTCTTGGTACAAGCTGAAAGGCGCTGGTGCCGGTTCCACTGATGTCATGATTGCGTATCGCAATGATGCCGAGGTTGCGGAAATTGTGATCCCGCAAGAGCTTGAGTTTTTCCCGCCACAGCCTAAAAACATGGCGTTTAACATTCCTGCACACGCTCGGTTCGGTGGGGTTCGTGTTCGTTATCCGCTGGCGTTCAGCATCCGTCGCGGCATCTAAAAGCGCGCTGCAAGACTGAGAGCCCCGCCATTGCGCGGGGTTTTCTTTTATGTACCTGACGCTGCTATACTATTAGCGGTTAACCATCCATGGAGAAAGACATGTCAGAATTTACCAAATTTGAAGCAAGCGAAAACAAGCCAGGGCCCAAGCCCAAACTGCCAAAGATCAAAAACACGTCAAGCCGGATGATTACGTTGATTGCCAGTCGCACCAGCAAGGTCACAATCCTGCCGACTGAAACCAAGGAAGTCAGCAAAGACTTTCTGGCAGAAATCAAAAAGAATGCCGGCGCTATGACTTTCTTTGATTCGGGCGAACTGGCGGAGGTTTAAGGTATGACCCCTGTAGAGTTCCAGACAGTTTACCAAGAGTTTGTCGAAGTTGACCCCGCAGTCATTCAGCGGCAGCTAGACGCTTATGCTCTGTTGTATCAGGGGGACTATGGAACGCTGGCTGATTATCTGGCGGGGCTTTATGTGGCGCATCAGGTAACCGTATTCAGCACCAACACCAGCCAAGCACCTTTGGAAACTGTAAGCGCTCGGAGCGTTGACGGCATGAGCTGGAAGTATGAAAAGTCTGGATCCGCTGAAAAAGCGGGGGATTTTTCCTCAACCAAATACGGGCTGGAGTTTTACCGAATCATGCACATGTTCGGCAGCGGTCCTGTAATGGCTAAGGCGGCACAGTGAGCGGCATCTATGACGATATGCAGTCTGCGCTGGCATATCAGGTCGAGACGTTCGCAAGCCAAGGCGTGATCGTCTACAACGCGCCTGGCACAGAAGGCGACCCGTTCAACCCGCCTACTGCCGGCGTTGATTACCCTATCAGCGGCTGGAACATAACAGGCAGCAAGCGCAACAAGTACATTGAAGGCGGCTATATTGTGTCATCTGACGTGCTGATCAGCGTTGTGCCGTTTAGCGTTGCGCCGGTGATGTCGGGCAAAATAACCATCAACGGAAATGCTTTTCAGATCATCATGATTGACCCGGCAACGCTTGACCCTGATAATCCGGTTGTCTGGCGCATTGGTTGTCGAAAGTAACTCGCTACCTTTGCCCTCCTAGTGAGGGCTTTTTTTATTTACCTCTTGCGTAATTGGGTTTACCTGTGTAATGTTGGGTTGTTGTTAACTGATAAGGACGGGATGATGAGCGATAGCAAAGAAGAGTTTTTCCAAAAAGCTGCTATTTTTTCAGATGAATTTATTGACGGTTATGAGTTTATTGGCGATGCGGGTGTTTACACACCAGACAATAAAGAGCGTGTTTTAATTAGAGATTGCGTTGAAGGGCTTTTGTGCGAGATGGAAGAAAACGGTTTTATTGGATACCATGCACGTAATGCCGGAGAGTCAATTGCAATCTGCCGATGTGGTGATATTTACCGCAACTGGAAGTGTGAAAACTGTGAAGCGGAAGCTATGGCCGCGAGCGAGAATGACAGTATTCGGCAGGAGCCGACGCAATGACCAAGCCCAAAAAATGCACCTGTATGCTGGTGATTCCTTTAGTAGGCGAGGAGTGCCGATACTGTCAGCCGCAAGAGTACATTGACGAACTAGAAGATGCAGTAATTGATGGGGATATTGAGGCCGAGAAACTACGGGCGCAAGTATCCGCGCTTAGAAATCTGTGCGAACGACTGCAGCACTGCGCACAAGGGTTTTATCTTGACCAAGGCGACTACGGGCACATGGAGGCAATCATGATGGACTATCACGGCATTATGAGGGCAAGCGGGTGCCGTAATGAGGCCGTCACGACGAAGCATGTTAAATAGGTTTAAGGCTGACGATGCATGCCAAAGAAAGAGGTCATGCAAGGGAATTCTGCAACTAGATAGCAGGCTCTCATTCGCATTTAGCAGTATCGCTTTTAAAATATGGCGCTGCAATAATTGCGGTAAGAAACATTATTCAAAAGCACGGGTGACACAATGACCGACCACCGCAAAGACCTACGCATCCGCCTGCCAGTATCTGCTGACGTTGCGTTCAGCCAGGCCAAGGCAAAGGCAGAGAAGGAGCTAGGCATTACACTTCGCGACAATGAGTTTGCCACGAGAGTATTGGTGCAGGGTGTTAAGGAGCAGGCGAGATGAC